CACGCACATCTCGATTCCGATACTGTTGGCATTTCTGCATTCTGGATGCTTATAGCTGCTCGCCCCACAATGCCAGGCGATATTCCGATCTTCCACGCACTGCCAAATTTCGCCGGCGAAACCGACAAAATAGTGTGCAGATGCCCCACGGTTGCCACCACCATAGTATGCACAATTTTCCTGTGCTCCGCCCAATGCTCCGACGTAGTGGATCACGATGTATTTGATTCTGGAGATATTGCCGGGATTATAATTGTAATTTGAGATCATGCGGTTGATTTTGTTCATAGTTTCTACCTGCCTTTCTTTTTTTGTATACAAAAAGAGAGCCTGTTTCCAAGCTCTCTCGTTATATCTGTTTACTGATTCAATTCTTTGTATAATGCCTCTATTCCCATTCTGACGACATCCGTTTTACTTGCCCCTGTTTTCTCCATGCAAAAGCGTATTTTCTCCATATCATTTTCTGACAACCGGAAGCTTTCACGGTAGCTTTTAGGTGCATCTGTCGGGCGTCCCATTTTCTTTTCTATTTTTATCACCTCTTGACTCTTGCCATTTTCCCTGAACTGTGTTATGTTCTTATTGGGTGCAGGCGGTGGCAAGTACCGCCTGCTTTAATTACTGCCTTGCTTATTTATTAAGCAGGGCTTTTACTTTTTCCTTTGCTTCCTCAAGTGTTTCGCAAGTATTGAGAATTTCAAGGATTTTTCTTGTCTGGTTTTCTTCCGCCAGATCTCTGAGCTGTTCGCCTAAGTTCATATCTTCTTCCATTTGTTTCTCCTTTCCGGCACCTGCCACCTTATTCGTTAAGTCTTCCTTAACTGTCTTTATTATAACTTATGTCATGACATAAGTCAAGAATTATTTTCATTATTTCAGAAATTTATTTACAAAATACTGCTGACCTTTCCCTGTTACCAGCACGGTCTTTGTGATCCGGACACTGCCGTCCGGATTGTTGATTGTCCGTTCTTTGATTTCAAACAGACCGGCTTCCATGCTTCTCTGCGTTGGCATATTATAATCGGTTCCTTTTCTGCTGATCAGAAAACGGTTTTCTCTCATCCATGCGAACAGTCTGTTCTGTCCGATATCTACGCCATTCTGTTTCAGAATCTTTGCCAGTTCCCCGATCAGGATACAGGTATTTGACACGCTGACGGCATCCGCAAATACTTCTTTTGGTTTCATACGCTGTACATCTGTCAGCAGACCTGCATTACTTGCTTTCAGTTTCTCAATCTGCTGATCTGCCATTTTCAAAGCACGGGCAAAAATCTGTTCCGGTGTGTTCCATGCTTTTTCCAGGTCAAGGAAATACTGGCGGTACTGTCTGCCCTTTTCGTTTCGCTGAATCATACAGATCTGCTTTGCCATATCTACAGAAATGAAGTGTTCTATGATTCTTCCACCGTTTTCTAAATTTTTAGAAACCGTCATGTAGTCCTCATTTTCAGTAAAACCATATGTTGACATATTTTTAAACCAATCAGCATATTTACTTTTAATTTCCAGACCTGCGTGTAGATCTCTTGCTGATACTGTCGGCTGCTCTGTCTCATAATTAATTTTTAATAATTCGTTCATGTCTTTCCTCCATTGTTTTTCGTGATAACAAAAGAGGACGCTCACGCGTCCCCTTTCTTTTCTGCTTTCTGTGTCAATATGTCGATTGCATTGGCGATCACTGCCGGAAGTGGTATGCCCATTAATCCGGCATTCTCAACGATGCTGATTAATTCATTGGCAATGAACCCGATGATCACCGCATCACGGATGTAATCCACACCGATCGCCAGATCCAACCGGTATGCCACCAGAACAAACAGCAGCGTCATGCATTTCCTGCACAGACCTTTCCAGCCTGTCCGGCTTTCCAGTGTTCCGGATTCCGTCTTCTTGCTGTTGTGGAACACACCGGCAACAATCAGACCGGATATGTAGTCAATTGCCATGAAAATGATTAAAGTTACAAGAGCCTGATCCCAGCCTCCAAAAAAATAAGCAATCGTCCCACCGATTGCTCCTGTGATCGTGCAAACCATTTCTTTTTTCATCCTCGTTAGTCTTTCCTTTCTTGTTACTCTGTGAGAACATTGATTCTTCGCACCCAGATACCTTCGCCGTTCTCGTTGGCTGATATCATCATATACTTTGCATTATCCGGAACAGTAACGATATAATCACAGTCCCCTTCTTCTTCGATTTCTACAGCTGAAACCATTGTGAATCCGGCACTGCTGTTATCAACTGCAAAAATAATCGGATATTTTCCGCGTCCACTACCGGCTCGTGATACCATGCTCGTATGTATGATATACCGTTCGCCTCGTTGTACATTCAGTGTTGTACACTGTGTTTTTGCCCCTTCCATAAGTACACACGAACTGCCAGCATCTTGTGCTTCCCACAGTTTGCCGTCTGTGATAGACACTGTTTTTTCTACTGAAAAAATTGCCTGTACATTCCGGACATCCTTGCGTGTTTTTGCCATCAACGCCTTACTCTGTCCTGTAATACCTGCCATCTTTGTTTCCATATCTTTTACGTGCTCATTTGTATAACTCTTACACGCCTCAGCGTTATTGTAACATTCTTGGATGCTGTCATGGATCGACTGCCGGACATCCCGCCCGTAGACTGCCGCCAGTATCTTTTTTAAGTTCTCTGTTATAGCCATTCCTGTTCCCCTTTCCTATGAAAATGTCAGCTTCAATGCCGCATGCACACCACATGGTGCATTGTTGACTGCGTTGGTTGTATTCGGCATCGTTGCGGCAATAGATACCATATTACGGTTGACAACGCCCCGGTAGGACGATGCCGCTACCAGCGTGGATGCATTGCCACCATAAATATAATTCCCATTCTGCCGGATCTGCAGTCCGGTTGCCGATGCTATGCTAACAGAACTGCAGCCGACAATCGGTGTCGATACCGGAATGCAGAACTGCACTTCCTTGCCTGCGGATGTCACATAGCCAGCCGTGAAACATTCAATATTTATGCTATCGCCCTTGGTCAGGATATTCATATTTCCGACTACAAACCAGTATGATCCGCTGTAGACCAGCTCCAAAACCGTGTACTGATCTATCAGCTCTGCAGGGATGTTGCTGTTCCGGTAATAGATTGGCTTCGCCCCTGTACTATTGACGTTCAGTGTTGGATTTGCAGCGGTGTTGGCATAACTGAAACGCACAAACACCCTTGCACCAGCTACCAGTTTGAAGTTCGTCAGGCTGACCGTTTTGGCAGCGGTCAAGCCTGACGTATAACACACGGCATAATGGGCAATGTCAGCTGTACCATTAAAATTAACGCCATCTATTGCCCGTGTCGTCTGGAGTTTTGTAGCTGATCCTGCATTTCCTGTAATCGTTGTTGGTGTTCCTCCTCCATTGGCATCTACATAACTTTTCACTTTCTTCCATAACTCAGTAAGCCCCGTTTTATCCAGATATGCCATGTGTCTTCCTCCTTATTGCATTAACGAATTACACGCAGATTGCATCGATCTCGGTGTTGGTGATTGCATCAATCACGAACAGACCGCCCAGTGCATCCCATGCTTTGCCGTCCCATGCCACGTTGGTGCCTGCCGGTCCGTAATCAGATGCGGCTTCCAGGTTGTACACATCACCGGTAACCTGCCCTGTAGTCGGCAGCTTCGTTGCATCTGTCAGGGAACCCTTGTACTTATATACGCCTGTAATGTCGGATTTCTTCGCATAGATACCAGATAAATCTGCCTCTGTTGGCAAATCATTCAGTTTTGAAAACATCGCTGGAGGCATGAGACCCATATTACCAGTAGTTGCAACTGGAATATTTGCTTTTACGGTACTTCCTGCAAAAGTGAGACCAACAGATGCTTGCGTGTAATCTTCCTCAGTATAGGCCATTGTCATGGCTTCCCATGTTCCTTTACCGCTCAGAAGTTTACCCGTATCGCCTTTCGCCGGTGCCGGTACCAGTCCGTGTGTACCTGCCGCATTAGCTGTTGCACCCTTGAAGTCAGAGTAGGTCGTGTTTGATGCCGGGATGCCTAAGCCTGTGATATCTGTCTTAGTAACTGGTGTCGTACTAGATACGTGTCCGGCTGCATCCACGGTCACTTTGTACAGTCCGTTTGTTTTCGCCGTATAACTCGGATGCACATATTTGTTCGCACCGGTTTCGATTCCTGTCAGTTTGTTCTTCTCTGCTGTCGTATAGTCGTTCGTAGACAGTCCTTTACCGTTTACTTTGTCTACCTTCCCTGATAATGCTTTTTTGATCTTGCCCCAAAGATAAGTTAATCCCGCTGTATCCAAAAATTTTGCCATAATGTTTTTCTTCCTTTCTTTTAACTGTAAATGCAGATCTCATCAATCTGCCCATTCGTTATCGCCGTTACTGTTGTGTACTTCACACGCCCCTGCCCTGCCAGCAGCTGTTGCTGTGTGTATGTTAATGCCGTACCGCCAAGCGTGACCTTGCTGTTTGCCGGTTTTAACAGGTCTGTCACTTTCTTCGTGATCTGCAGCTGCTGCTGTATGTTGTACGTGGGTGCTGCACAAAAAACCTTTTCACCAATCCGCAGCATATCCACATCATAACCGGCATCCGACAGGTCGATTGCAGATAATTCTGTCACCAGATTTGCCCCGTTGATCTTTTTGAATGCCTTTTCGCCTTCTTCTTTCAGCTTCGTGGGGTCCTGTATTTCGGAAAACTCCACGGTCTTCGTGATGATGCCGTATTCTTTCACGGCTGCCGCGTCTTCCAGGTAATCCTTGCCACCGTTTACATTTGCGATCGTGACCGGCCATTCGTTGTTTGACGTCGATGACCCGAGCGGGATCAGACGCGTTGCAAGGTCATCCGTCTTGACGTTCTTGGTAACATCAATTATGTTCTGCCCCTGCCGGATATCCTGGCCGCCTGCCTGTTCATATTCTGCCAGGTAATCAATATAGTGCACACCGCCGACGGTTCGTGTCCGGATATACCCGCCGCTTTCTGTGACGAGTTCATCCATTATGTCCCTCGTGGTGCTGTAATCGTTC